CCGCCAGCATTGTTCCCCGGACCCCGCGCATCCTCTCGGCCGCTTGGGCGTTTAGGGCGTCCAGGTCAAAGCCCTCTCCCTTTATCGCTCCAAAGGCTGCCCCTCCAATATCTGCCATGGTGCCCAGGCCGGCGCCAATACCGGCCGGCACAATGGACGCTATACCGGCGAACTTGCGGGCCGTGTCGATCGCTTTGGGGATGTTCTCCAGGGTATGGGTCAGTTCTTCGATCTTGCCGACAAGCGCCCCCACCGCCCCCACTATGTCCAGCAAGGTAGTGAGGGTGGCGCCAAAGGCGTTACCCAGGTTTACGGCGAACTCTTCTAGCTGATCGGCGTTTTCGTCCACCCAGCCGGCCAACTGGATCAGCCGCTCGTTTAGGATGTCAAAAACGGGCTTGCCGGTCACCTGGACAAATTGTTGCCAGGTGTCCTTCATGTTGGACATGACCCCTTCCCACGTCTTGGACTGGGATTCCATCATGCCGCCAAACTTGTCTATCATAATTTGACGGACGATGGGAATCGCTTCCTCTAGCGGGGTGATCAAGGCTCCCTGGGCATCGAATTTTAATTCACTAAACTCCCTGAGATTGATCCCCAGATCCCGGAAGCGGCGGACGGCCTCTCCCGTTTGCCCTGTAGCTAGGGTTCCCACTGCGTTCACTACCTGGGTGATTGGTCGATTCATCCCTGCGGCCACGTCGCCCACGACCGTAAACCATTCCTTGAGATCAAGGCCCCAGGTCATCAGCATCTGGCTGGCCTGGATCAGGCCAGGTACGTCAAAGGGGGTTTTCTTGGCCTGATCTTTCACCCATTCTATGATCTCGCCGGCCTCCTGGGCGGATCCGGTCAAAACCTCGAAAGACTTTTGGAACATCTGCATTTGGGCGTTGGTGCTAATCAATTGTTTCCCGAGGTTCACCACTCCGGTGATCACCTGCGTGGTCATGTTGTAAAAGCTGATTCCGGTGGCGATCGTGAGGGCTTGCTTGATCGTGGCGCCCAGCCTGGAGTAAGTCCGGCCGGTATTCTCGGCCGCCTTGTCGATCTGTTGCATGCGCCTGACTACCACGTCCACGGCTTGCTCCGCGTCGGCCACAAGCCGGTCCGCCCGCGCTGCAATGTCGACATACAATGTCTCGATCGAATCCCCGGGAGTTGCCCCTGCTGGTGCTGGCATGTCAGTCCTCGTTTTCGGCCAAGGTTTTGAAAAACACCCAGTGTTTGGCCAGGTTCTCATCTATGAGGCCCAGCGTAAAGGCTGCGCCCCAAACGTCCCCCAGGGCTTCACTGCGCATGGTCTCGGGCGTCATCAAGATGAGATCCGCCACTGACTTGGTGCTTAGATCTTGGCCAGTAAGCAACTGGAGGGCTGCATACCAATCCCTGGCAAGATCCCCGTTTTTCCCGATCAGGCGGGCCGTTTCCTGGATCAGGCCCACCCGCTGGGGGATCTGGGCCGGGATCCGGCGCAATGCCATGAGAAAGGGTAACAGATCATCCAGGTGCTGGGTGATCAGTAGAACCGCCTGCAAGGCGTCTAGTGTGCTGGCTTTCCGGCCGTTGTCGTTTGGCATGGTCTTGACTCGTTAAGGTTTTTTCGATATAATGTCTATGGGTGAGGCGAGGGCTTGCGTTGTCGGTTCGGGCGATTGCTGGTTAAAGGGCCTGGCCAGTCCGCCACATTCCCCCCGGCCCGATCGCCCCCGCCCCACGTCTGCTTAACCACTTTTTTCGTGATTATTGCCTCGATCTCTCAAGTGCGGGTTTTGCAAGTCAATAATAACCCCCTTTGGCCAGTATTTGGCCCTGATATGTTCCGGCACCTCTTCTTCTTCCCTTGACTGTTTGCGGATCCCCGTTTCCCATGGTAGGTCAGGCAAGGGGCGGAAACGACTCACGCCGGCCCCCTTGTCATACTCCCATGCCACATCGCTTAGTGAGTAGGTCCACTCCTTGGCCCGTCGATCGGCCAAGATGCACTCCTGCAGATGGGCCATGGCCACATCCCTGGGCAGATTGACAATGTGCTCGATTGACCAGCCATAGTGATTTGCCAGGGCGTGGATCATCTGGGCTAGTGGGCGCCCGGTAAAGTCGGTGGGCTTTGGGCCGGTGACGGGATCGGCTTCGATCGGGAAGAGATCCCAGGCCATAAGTCCGCTGGGCTGGTTCAACCGTTTAACGGCCGTTGCAACGTTTACCAGATCCCGCAGGCTCAGAGCGTCGGGATCCTGGACCCCGCCCGCCCGCAGCCACCGGGCAAAGTGGGTTACCCGGTGTTGCAGGGGACCATCCTGGATCTGCCGGGCCAGGTGCTCCATGTAATAGGATGCACCCAGGCCGGCAGGTCGCAGGGTGATACTTTGGCCGTTCTCCAGGGCGATCTGGGCCTCGGGCACCTCAAAGAGGGCATTGTAATAGTCGATAAGACCCAGATCAGCCGCTGGATTATAGGGCGCTTGCGTCAACCCGGATCACTGTGGCAAAACGCTGGGCGTCGGGTAGGTCCTCATCGGCATAAAAGCGAACTTCCACGCCGGTGATCATCCATGCGCCTGCGTATGGCGTCTGTAACTGGAAATTGCCGGTGAATTGCGTCCGGTGACCTGTGACACTCACAAAGTCGCCGGCCGTGCTGTCATAGATCCTGGAGAAGAAAAACTTGTAAAATAGACTGTTGTCTATCTCACCGATCCCCATTTTCTCAGCGTTTTCCGCATCGTTCCATGTTACAGGTCCAGCCCTCAGTGGGTGCCTTAGCTGGGCAAGAGGCAAAAGACTCTTTAGGTCAAAGGTTGCGACCAGGTAGTCCCGCGTCTGCGAGGTTTTGACCAGGCCCTCAGTGTCGCACCGGATCTCACTCACAGAAACGTTGTCCTGAAAACGGAAATTTTCATAGCATCCCAGCCGATAAATCGGGTCATCGGCCGTACCGACTATGCCATGGTAAAAACCGTCGTCATCTGGACTGTACTGCGCATCCCCACCAAACCAAACGGTAGGCCCGCCTTCGATAAAAATGTCCTCCGCCGTCACTATCGTGCCGGTAGGGCTCGAAACTGGCATTATACTACCTCCTGCAGTTCGATTGAAAAGACTTTGACCAGGCCGCTTATTGACCCTTCACCGCCACCGCAGCCACAATGATTGACCGTGATCTGTCTGGCGTCGAGTTGTTCAACGTCCCGATCGTCCACCGTTAAAGTCCGCCGTCCCGGCGTGAAAACATACTTTCTGCCCGATTTCTGACCGTGGATGATAGCTTGACCATCCACTGGTATTAAGATCGTGGCAGTTGTCACCATGTTAGATCTCCTGCAGCCTGCAATTAAAGAATGCCCTGGCCATCCAGGCGTTTTCTGATTCTGGTATAGGGCCAGGTGCATCCTGCAGGACCACCCCAGTGCGGGCCACAAAGATCCCCGCGCTGGCCAGGTGCTGGTCAACCAGGGCCTCGATTACAGTTTTGAGGCCGTCCGCTGTGGGCTTGCTGGAGGGCGTGGCCGTCCTGTAGCTGGCGTTAAACTCGCACAAAAAGCTAGTGTCCTCGCAGGATCCTGGCTGCCCGATCGGCGCCAGCCGGGTGACATGCACCCTCACGCAAGGATACTCATAGTCGGTGCCCATCCAGTTCTCTTCTCTGATTTCGTCACCCACTTCCCCGGTCAGGGCTGCGTGTGCATTCAACTGGGCAATTATTGCCGTCGCTACATCGGCCGTGCTGATCATAGTTCGACTCCAAAAAAAGACGGAAAAGTCGCGGCCAGGTGACCAGGTGCTGCTTTCCGCGCTTTCCACTTGGCTGCCTGCAGTCTTTGCACAAAAGCCAAAGGCCCCGCTGGTCAAACCGTGCCAAAAGTGAGTTGTGCGGCCGGCGTGGATCGTCAAAAGATTCACATCGGATCTCACCGTCACCCGTTGGCCGGACTTTGATAATCTGGTCACTCATCGCTGGGCCGCCAACTGGGTGATCAGTTGCCTGGTAAACACGTCCATGGCTGCGTCCCTTGCTTGGTGAAAGGCCACTAGCAGAGCGGGAAAGCCCTGGGTGCCCTCCCTGGCGATCTTCCGGCCGATCAAATAGGCCGCCTGGCGATCCTCTGCGTCGATCGCGGACTTTGTGCCCTGGCGCTTATAACGTGGATAGCGGCCGAGGCCGGCGCCCACCACCCCGTAACTGCCGGCGATCTTCTTTTCCCTCACCCAGTCCAGCATCGCGTCCGGAGGTGGCGCCTTTCCTGGAGGCCGGCCCCAATGTGCCCAAAAAGCATAGTTTTGGGTGCTGCCCACCTTGACCCGCAAAAACTGGCCATCGTATTCTGGAGGGCTCACCGTGTACGATCGGACCAGGTGCCCAAAGGCCCAGCCGATCGGCCGAAACATAACGTGGATCCGCTGGACCCGCACCACCACCACGGCGCCGGCCGCCGTCAAGGCTGCCGGTAGGGCCAACTGATATTTCTCCAGGCTACTTTGGACCCGGTTGTCCCGCGTGATCCGGACAGACATTTCGATCCTTTACTGAATGTCGATCATGTGCCCTTCGTCCCACCGCTCCAGGTTCAAGCGTAGGTGTGACATGGGGCTGCTAAGGTGCTCCAGGCTGGGCTTGATAATCCCGGTGATCAGGAACCGCGCATGCGCCCATGGGCCATTGGTTGGGATCAGCATGTCCATATTCTGGACCTCGATCGTCGCCGGCTGGATAAAGGCGTCAAAGATCCGATCGGTGCCCAGGCCCTGGGCTCTCAGGTCCACACTGACAGACCGTTGCTGTAGCCGGCCCCGCCCGGTGGCGTACTGCACATAGGCTTGCTTTTGGGCGCCCCCGGCCGCGTCATCACTCGAATGCGCAGCCCGGTATAAAACTATGTCCAGGTTAAGGCCCTGCATGTGTCTTGGCATGTCAGTTGCTCCGCAAGGTGATCGCCCGCCTAATCATCAGTGGGCCAAGCTGGCGGGCTGCCACCTCGGAAAGTAGGCCAAGGCCCAGCCGCTGGCCCATCGCTGTACGGACAAAATCCCGGTTCTCACTGTAGCCGGTGCTGGAAAAGGATCCCACGGCCGCGCCCCCATCGGTGTAAAAATCCTTGTCGTGGATCAGGGTAAGGGCCTGCAATGCGATCGCCTGGCGTAGCCGGCGCCCCAAAGGCGTGGCCGGCAAGACCTGGGCGGCCGTAAACCCCGAGGTATAGGTAACTTGGATCTGTGCCGGGCAACTGCAAGCTGAATAACACCCGGCCGCCCGATTGCAAACCACAAACCGGATAGCGGACGTTAAGGCTTCGTTAATATAGGCGCACTCTGTGACCTCTGTCCACTCACAGTCGCACTCAAGGGCGTGCTGAGCCACTACACTGTCCAGGCTGATCAATCGCGGCCGCATGAGATACATCGGCCTGTTGGGGACCGGCCACCGGTGGGTTTCCACGACCTGGGTAGCGATAAAAGTCGGCGCCCCATCGTTGGCGTCCACCGGGTAGCCCAGGGCGTCGGATATGTCCCCCTCGGCCACGTCAATGGCGGCCTGTACGGCGTTGCTGGGCACGGTGCCGGTGCTCTGCATGTAATAATCGCTTGCAAACTCATCTATCGTTAAAAGGCTGGACACAAGTCACCTCCGGACAAGTAGACGGGTTAGGATCGTGGCGCCGGCCGCAGCTTCCCAACGGCCGTTCTCTTGCATCCCTATTATAGGCTGTTCTGCCGTTTTTACCAGTGCTCGTATTCATCATAAACCACATAGTCGCCCATCTTTATTTGAAAGATCTGCGCGTTTCGCCGGGCTGTCATGCTGTTTTCGGACCCCCCAGCATAGTGCTCCAAGTGGGCTTTGGGCGTGAAAACCACCTTGTGGCCATTGATCCGGGCCATAAGGCAATACTGGACATCCTCAAAGTTCCCCCGAGTATAGGCCGTGTCCAGGCCGCCCAGACTCTTCCAGAGCGTCCGCCTGGTGAGAAAACAGGCGCCGGTGACACAATTCATCTCTCGCCGCTGGGCCACCTTGGCATGGTCGGGATCCCAGCCGCTGAAAATATGATAGGGCCTGCGCATCACGTCAAAGACCACGCCCGCGTGCTGGACCTTGCCGGCCGGCCGGATACTCGGGTTAGCCGGCGCCCAGGGCTGTGGCGTTTGATAATAGGTCAGGAGAGCGCCCACCACTCCCACGTCCGGATCGTCGCCCTCTTCTACCATCGCCGCCAGCCACCCGTCATGTAGGATCCGGGTGTCTGTATTGAGCAATAGGATCCAGGGCGATCGGCCGACGTTCGCCCCGGTGTTGCACGTGGCTGCAAATCCGGCATTCCGTTGGTGCCGGAACGCGAAAGCGTTTTCTTGCTGCTTGACATAGGTCAGGGCCGCGTCCAGCTTAGGATCCTGCGGACTTTGATCGTCTACCAACACCAGGTTAAAGGGCACCCCGGCGTCGTGACGGTAAAGGCTGCGGACGCTCTCCAGGATAAACTCGGCCCCGCCATAGACTGGCATAACTATGTCCACGACCTGGCTCGACATTCGCACCTTGGCCATGCGGCCGTTCTGGCCCTGGGCCAAGGCCCGCTGCCTATTCTGTCGGTTCCGGCGTTTGCTCATCAGTCATGGCCTCTCGAAAGGTACGGGCGTAATGTGTAAGTTGTTCCTGGTCGAATCCAAACTCGTTTTTGAGCACCAGCATGCTATTGTTTAGCCACTTGGCCAGTTCCAGGGTGACCAACTGGCCCAACACGGCCTGGATCGCCGCTTGCTCCATGTCCCCGAGGGTGCCCCGCGTGGGGATCCCGCCCACGGCCTGGGTCATCACGTCCGCTACTCTTGGATCCACCCCTGAAAAATCAGCCGGCCGGGCTCTCCAGGAACGCCGGCGCAATTGTTCCCGCAGGCTCAGCTTGTTCCGTGGGGTTTTCGGTTTCCTCTTCCGTCTTTTCGACATGTAAGGCTGCCTCCATAATTTTAGCTGTTGCCGACCAGGGCCGGCTTTTGATAAAGTCCGCCAGGATCACCGGGTCATAGGTCCGCGTGGGCCATGTTTCTATGGCGTCCGCCAGGTCCACCGGATCCACATGGTGCCGGATCACATTCCCGAACGGGTGTATACTCTGCCGGCTGGGCTTGACCAGGATCCCACGGCCGGCGCCCAGGGCCTCACTGATCGCCGTATGATCAGGCGCCACGCAGGTGACCCCATGGGCCAGGGCCTCATAGATCGGCAAACATGCACCCTCGGCCTGGGAGGCCAGGACAAAGAGATCCCCAGCCCGGTAAACTTTGCTCAGGTCCTCCCTGGAGATCCCCCAGGAGATCACGGCCGCATATTCCTCTATGTCGGTTTGGATCAAAAGCTGGGGAAAATGCCAGCCGAATTGCGACCCCAGGGCGGTGACCAGAATCCAGGCCACGGCGTGGCCACGATCTGCCAGGATCTTGACCGCCTGCGCAATGACGGGCAAGTCTTTTCGCTCCTGGTTGTCGGCCACGGTGACTAGGATCGGCCCACCTCCGACCACCGCCGCAGGGTTACCCAATGTCACAAGTTTTCTGACCTCGGCCCTAATCGCCTTGCGCTGCGTGCCCGATGTCTTAACGCCCGTTTGGGGGATCTGGGCCGTGACGGGCAAAAATATCGAATCCAGGCCGGTGTCCTCTGCTAGGACGTTCTGGCCGTACTGGCTGATCACGAAACGGTGTTCCAGCCTGCCCAGCCGCTCGATCCAGATCGGTAAAAGCGGCTCGCTTTCCACCGGGAAAATGGCCGACGTCGGCGCCTGCCAGTTCTTCCAGTCCCTTGATGACGCCAGCAAGTTGGCCACTTTGGGGATGTCCATCGCCAGGACTGCGTGGTCAAAGGTATAGTTTTCCTGCAGGCGCACCGCCTGGGCCGGGATCCAGTTGTAATCGCTGGGGATCACCGTAAAGGGATAATCATGCTGGCTTCGATCCCAAAACTCGCCCAGGATCCAGATCTCATGGCCGAGGGCCACCAATTCCGTGCCCAGATTGGCCAGGATCGTGCTGTAACCGGTGCCGGAACTCACGTTAAAATTGCCTGCGAAAAGGATCCTCACGTCTGGACCCCCTCCAGCCGATCGTAAAACGCATGCTGCCACCGGTCCACTATTGCAGCATAATCGAAAAATCGCGCAAAGTCCACCGCCTTTTCGCTCAAGTCCGCCCACTTGACCGGGTTTAGTAGCGTCCTGATCACGGCCGCTATAAACTCATGATCGTGGCCCTCATTGTCCGGGATCAAGAAACCGGTTTGGTGGGGTAGGACCCGCTCAGCAAGGGCCGCCCTGCAGGTCGCTACGATCGGGACCCCAGCGGCTGCGGCCTCGATTGCAGAAATGCAACAGGTTTCGTCAAAATGGCGCGTTGGGTAAAGATAAGCCTCGGACTCCAGGAGGTGCTTGCGGATCTCAGCGGCGCCGGCGTGCTTGTGATTGATAATGCTCAGGCCCTGGGCCTGCAGCCCTTGGATCTGGACATATAGCGGACCTGCCATGGCCGCGTTATCCCCCTCTGTGACCCCCCACCCAAAGAATGAGGAAAAAAGGTGCAAGCTGGCGTGGGGGACCCTTTTCTGGATCTCTCCCCACATGTTCAAAAGGTAGGTGGCGCCCCGCTCGGGCGTGGCCAGGTGGATGCACTTCCCACGGATCCGCTTGACCGTTGGCCGATCCCGATCGAATAGGGCCATGGCCACCCCGTTGCTGGTGAGCAGGGCGTTTTCCTCGGGTATCCCTTCCTCGGCCTGGATCTTGGCTTTTTGCCACTGGCTCACAAAGCCCACTAGATCCACCCGGCCGGCCCGGACCTGATCCCCGAGGCCATGGCTCTCAGTGTCCGCCAGCATCAGAACGCGCAGGCGCGTGTTTGGTAGGTCGTTGTCGAAAACGTCTCGAAAACGAAAGCTGATCAATACGTCCCGCTCGCCTGGCCGGCGAAACTCACGCAGCGGCCGCCAGGTGACCCGGTGCCCGTCGTGGTGGCTGGTTTCTTCTGTCTCCAGCCTGTTGTACACCGTCACGTCATGGCCCGCCATGGCCAATGCAATTGAGGCGTAATTTATAAAGTTTTCCGTCCCACCGATCCCCACCGTCTCATGCGTGTGGGCGTTGAATGGCGGATCGCTTTGATAATGCAAGTCAATCTTTAATGACATTCCGGGTTCTCCCCTCTCCAAGCCCGCCCCGACCTCGGATCACCTCCAGGGCCAGATCGGCTATTAGTCCGCCAATGCCCTCTAGTTGGCCCACGACCCGTTGCATACAGGCCAAGATCTCAGCATGTCCCTGATCCAGGGTGTCGACTGATCTAGTAGTGCTAGTATCATGTTGCTGTATGGCTATCGTGACCTCTTTCACGGCCATGGTCATCATGCCAACCGTCTCCAGGGCTTTGTCCTGCAGGTCAAAAAGGCGCGTTTCCCGCTCAGATTGTAAGTCCGCCAATCTGTCCAGCAATTCGGCCATTTTGTCGACGGCCGTTTCCTCTCTTGTGCTGGGCGAGGCTACTACATCCCCCAGGCGTGACTTTGCCATAAAGGCGCCGGCCGCTGCCAATAGTGTAGTGATTGCTGTAATCACGACCGTAATAAAGGTTTCATTGACCATCAGTGTTTTTCCAACCATCCCCGCGCGCCTGGGTCGAACCGACCGACTCACGTTTAACGATCCCCGCATGGTCCAGGGTGTAAAGGGCGTGTCTCATGCGGTGTTGGTAGGTATGGCCGCTTTTGATAATCTCACGGCCGGCTATCCCCATCTCTT